GGTGCCGGCTACGCTGGTAGCCATCTCGGTCGTAGTCAGGGAAAAAACGGTTGCTTCGTTTGCCATGCCTACCTCCGAAAGAACTCGTAGAACTCACCCGGAGCCTTGTGGACTCCGGGTGCCAAGCAACAACTCACTCGTCAAGCACGTAATCCACTTCCATCAGCGCGTCAACCGGCGTGCCGATGACCGTAACGACCGCCGCGGCGATGTCATACTCGACATCACCCGTGGCGCCCGCCGTGCCAACAGCCGTGACAAACCCGGCCGCGAGCGACTGCGCACGAAGCGCAGGCGTGAACACCGTCGCCGTGTCAACGCGCCCACGGATCAAGCCCGTGGTGACAGTAACCGCCGAGAAGGCGTCGTCGTCGATTGCAATGCCGTCGGGACGATACAGACCGACCTTCAGAGCGCCAGTCGTGGTGGTCGCCATAGTCAGGAACACACCCAAAACTCGGGCGCGGGCCGGAATACGGACGAACGTGTACCACTGCGCCGTGGTGCCGCCGGTAAAGTTGGCGGCGAGGATCAGCCCTTGCGCAGTGCGAACACGAGCACCTTTCTCAAGCTGGTTGACCTTGACGGCCGGGACCGCGCTCTGATCGGTGACGATTTGTGACGAAGATACGAGAGCCATGTCAGCATCCCCTTAGATTTGGTCGTCGCAGTTGATGCGGATGACCTTGCCGGCCTGCAAACGGGTGCCGCCAATCGTCATGTTGGTGTAAACCTGCCAGGCGTTGCCCTTGTCGGGACGCTTGTCGATCGACGCCATCAGGTCTTGCCAAACGCCAAGGTGCATGCCGCTCTTGACCCACACCGGGATCAGCCGGTTGCCTGCGGTGATCGCCAGGCGCTCGGTCAGGGCGAATTCGAAGCCCATGAACCGACGAACTCGCCCGTTCTCCAATACCGCGGAGCCGCCGTTGTAGTCCTTGTTGACGATCTGGATCTCTTTCAGGAGCAGATCGTGCTCGTAGGAACCGATGGCCGCGTATACCGGCTCCGTGATGTCGCCAGCATTGGCCGTCATCAGGAGACGCAACGCGGCCTGGAGCTTGGCGACGTTGATGCCCGAAGCCGTGCCCCCGACGTTCACGCCGACATCGTAAGTGCCCGAGCCGACCGTGCCCATCGTTTCCGTGGATGTGCCATTCTCGCCGATGTACGCCGTGGCGAAGAACGCTGCGATGATGACATCGTCTTGTGCGCGATTCATGCCGGCCGCGGCAGCGCGAGTATACATGCCCTCGGGCGCAATCCGCAGGCGCAGCTTGTCTTGCGAGTCGATCAACGAAGCCCACTCGTAGTCCGCCGGGAAGACCCAGCGTTTGTCTTGCGCGAGGTTGAGCAACGGAGTGTCGCTGTGGCGACTGGTACGCAGTTGCGCGGTGGCGGAACCGAATTGCTCCACGACCGAGGCAGACTTGCCTACGTAGCCGTCGCTCGTCACCATGCTGCGGAGGCGACTTCCCTCCTGCTGCATCAAAAGCTCTACGTTGGTCTTGTACTCGACTACTGATGCTACCGTGATCGCGTCAGGCATTGCAATCTCCCAATTCGTTAGTTACAAACCGTTTCCAGGCCCTTTTCCGGCGGCCTATCTCCTGGCTTGTCCCAACGATCGGGGGCCTTGCTCTACTACAAATGCGGGGCCTCTTGCTTGTCCGCACTTACTTCCAGTATAACACGGGCGCTTTTCAGGTCACTTCTGCTCCGGGTAAGCCAACGCGAACAGGGCACTCCACTTCGCAGTGTTTTCTTTGTAAGCCGGGTGCATCTTGTCGCGCATCGACCCTTGGAACACGGTATCCGTCTTGAGCTTCGTGATCTCCGCAGCCGCTTCAGCCGGAGTCATCGTGCCGCCAAAACCACCGCGGCCGGCGCCCGAGATGAACTTATCGTCCCCGAGCTTCACGCCCAAGCCCGCAAAGAACTCCATCGTCCCGGCATAGCCGAGCGATTGCTCCAGCGCATCAACCATCGGCGCCGTAAAGCCAAGCGTCGCCACCGCGTTCTTGGCTGCCGACATCATTCTTTCGTGCCCGCCACCCCACTTCGTCAACAGGGTGTTCTTGTCGGTCGTCAGGTTCAGGTCGTAGTCGATCTTGGCCTGCGCCTGCTGCGCCTTGATGAGTTGGTTGTACTCGGCTGCCACGCCCTTCGCCTGCTCTGCATTCAAGCCGTGCTTATGGAACGCCGTGGCGACGCCCTTCATAAAGCCTTCGTCAACGGTCAAGCCGTCGGCGTTGCCCTTCAGGTCGTACTTGTCGGCGCTTTCGGGTCTGCCGAGCTTGACGTAGAGCGCGTCCCATCCGGCTTGGTCGCCGGCTTTGGGGAGCGCGACTAGTGAATCCGCCGGTCTGCCGATCAACTTTTCTGCCCCTTGGTATGATTTCAGGATGTCGGCGGGTGTCTGCCAACCCTTCACCCCGATGTAAGCAACGGCGTCGGGATCGGTGACGCCGTGCCACGAGGGGGCCGGAGCGGGCGCGGGGGCTGGCGCCGGAGCAGGGGCGGGTGTGGGGGACGGCGCAGGCGCCGGGGCGGGTGCTGCAACAAGGTCGGTCATAGTCCAAGCTCCTCAAGAGCGGTTATAAAGTCGTCAACGTGCAAGCGTTCGGTACAAAGCGAATCGCCGTACAAACATTCAGTGAAATCAAGATGACTCAAAACCCAATTCGATTGGCAGCCAGCGCATTCTAGATCACGCGGCATAACATACTTTATCAGAAAGTGCGGACTGCCGTGACGCACGATGAACCGATGCCGCGGATGCGTAGTCGTCATCGCATAGATGATAGGAACCCCCGTCGTGCCAGCGATATGCGTCGTGCCGCCATCCACAGAGATGACTGCCTTGGCGTACCCGCAAATATCGCGCAGTTCCATCAACGTCGTCTTCTCACGAAGGTCAAGGCACTGTGCCAGCAAATCGGGCGCGACCTTGTCTACCTCCGAGATGACGACAACCGGCCGCATCGCCCCCTTGGCCTCGACGTGCGTGTGGCTCGTCTTCGTGCCAACCAACACCGGCTTGTAACCATTCTCCAGGCACCACCGCAGGAGCGGGATCATCACGATCGCGCGGAATAGTTTGTTCTCGGACGTAGCGTTCGTCGGGAACACAACGTAGTCGCCCTCGATCGTACGCGGCCCGAGCGGGGCCATCGTCGGGTAGCTGCGGTCGCTGTTGTTCTCCGGCGCCGAGTCGATCAGACACCCGAACGCGAAGTCAACCATGTTGATCCGATTGCGCGTATGGTTGTTGTGAAGAAAACTGTTAAGCGACACCGGACCGCCACCCCAATCCTCGCTCGCCTTGCGTTCCAAGTTCTTCAGCGGGAACTTGGCGATGTCCTTGATCTCGAACTCGCCGTAGGGCGCGAGGAGATGCGTGACTAGCTCGTGCTGCCACACAGGCGTCCATACCCGCAGCTTCATCTCGGCGGGCTTACGCACCCGAGCGTAGATGATGGCCGGGAGCGAAGTCACCATGTCACCCAAAGCGGCGTGATTCAGCACGAAGTTGTGCCGAAGGTCTAACAGGAAGTGCTCGTTGTTGCGATACACGCGCTTATCCTTTCGGGGCGGGGGAATTACTCAGCAGCGGGAGGATTCCTGCCGGAATACAAAACCCACAATTCGTCAGAGTTCAATTTCAAATGCTGATTGATACGAAGCCATACCTCTTGGCGTCCTTGCATCAAAGCCGACACCCTCGCGTCAGGGTGGAACGTACTCTCATGCGCACGACAGAACTTCGCCAAGTCCTGCAACACCAACTGCGCTGCTGGCGCCCTGAACGTATCCCTGTACGCGCCTTGGCGATTGAACAGCCACAGCCGGCCAGCCTGGATTGCGTCGAGCACGTTCACTTGACTGCCGTCAACGTGGTTCCCCACTCAAGGATGACGTTGCTCAAGTGCTTACTTTTCCATTCCAGTTCCGGGTCGCTTTGATCGACCGACGGATCGAACCAGTAGCGCACCTTGCCAAGATCAAAGTCCACCCCAAGCCTTTTCCAGAACGGCGTCAAGTGCGCGCCTTGGGCGTCCATCGACTCGACAAACTTCTTGGAGAACATCGCCAGCGTGCCAGGCATTACTGCCTGAACATGCGTCGGGTCGTTCAAGAAAACGTCGTGCCTCGGATGTGGCAGCACTATCTCGACCGTCGCTCCGGGCTTGCACACGCGGTAGAGTTCCTGCATGAATCGGAAGAACTCTGCTCCGGGGTTCAGGTGTTCCAGCAGGTGCGACGCAAAAACTTCGTCAACCGAACTGTCCGGCCAAGGCCAGGGTTTTGTCAGATCCACGCAGACATCAGGATTCTCTGTCGGCTCCGAATCGACGTTGACCCATCCGTCTTGGTACTTGCCGCCGCAGCCAAGATTCAGCTTCAAACAGGAGCAGCGCCCTTGGGCATTGCTTTTATCATCTGCGCCGCACCTGGGGCTGCGTCAATCATCTGCTGAGTCTGCGCGGCTTCTTCGCGCTTGGCGCGGATGGCCGCAATCTCGTCGGCAGTGCGAGTCCAGCGTACAGGGGCGCCGTTGATCTCGATCAAATCGGGCACCGCATTGTCGAGGTTGAAGTGGTCAAGCGGCGTGGGATCACCTGTTACTTTAACATACTCTGCCGCTGTTTGCCAAGTCCGCATGAAGCCGGCGGCGCCCTCGGCCCGTGCCATGCGCGACATCGGGCTATCGTACTCGATCGTGTACTCGCCGCCAGACTCCGAGAGAATCGGCGGGATCGGGGGCAGCAACCCCTGGCGCGACAGCACTTCGAGTTCTCTTTCAACCATCGGCCCCAAGAACTCAGACTGCATCCGACCAGCCGTGGGCGCGAGCAGCATCCCTTTCTCCCGCGCCCGCTCCAGAACTTCGGTCGCGGTCATCTGCGGGGAGTCGATAAGGATCTGGAACAACGAAATCAAGAAGGCGTCGTTGATGATCGCCCGCTCCATATCCATCAACTTGTCGCCAACCGCAATGTTGCCGACGGGTAGCGGGTGCACCAGCACCTTGCCTTCCGCGTTCACCCCGCCTTTATTCAGAGCGCCAGCGCGCATGGAAAAGCCATCCAGCACCCCGTCGTCGTGCACGAGAAGCACAGGGTCCACGTTGCGGTGGCCCTGCTTCAATACGACTTTCTTTTCTTCGTTGAGCAATTTAATCGCCGGCAGCACCCACTGCGCCGGGCCACGGCCGTACACTTCACCGCTTGCCT